CCTTCTTATGTCACTGGCGTGAGCCAGCGACCCCCAGCGATGTGTCTAAGAAATCAGACCCACCGCAGTGTGCACGCTTCGGGATATAGGCGCTTGCCAATGCGCCACGATCCCTCGTCTCTCTGTGTTACTGTTCCCGTGAAGGGAGCCAGCTCAGTAGAGATACGAAGCTGCAGCTTTCGTACCGCCCACAGGAAATAATTCGTTCTCGCTACGGTGCTGTGCGGTACAGCACGGAGAATCGAATCATCAACTGTGGACCGCTCCTCGGACTTACGGGCCCGAGCAGCATAGATGGCATATTCGAACGCCGGGTATTGCTTGGGCCTGAAAACCCAAACCCGACATGAGAACTTGCCATCTTGGTACCGGAAGATCTCGCGGTTATAGCTAACCGCGAACCCACCGTCGAGTGATCGAGCTTCTACCTCCCCTTGTATGGGGATCCGGCAGTGTTCCCGCCGGCCATGCAGTCGACCAGGGATCCGGCTGGCAAAGCGCAACTTGCGGTCAGCAAGCAGCGTATCGCCAAGTCGGCATCCTCGATCGATAGCATGGTAAATAAGACGATTAACCAAGCGATGAATTTCTTGACCGCGAGGCTCGTCTTTTTGGTAGATAGGGGTGACATCATAACCTCCGAAGAAATGTTTTCCGCAAGATTCACGGAAAACTCCTCCAAAGTGGGTTTTCTTAGTATTAACAGAGAACCCAACCAGGTCGAGCAGGACTGGCAAAAACTTGTCCAACTCGATCGGGCATATGATGTCGTCGCCGTAAACGCTCACTCTACCCCGAACATGGAGACAGTCTCTCAAGGCCTCGGTGAGGCCCCAAAAGATTAAAGTCTCCAGTTCGAAGGTGAAGCCGTTACCCATGCTCGAGAACTTCGAGAGGGAAAACCACTTACCTTCAAAATAAAGTTCGGGACTGCGCAGAGCATCAAGAAAAGATGCCCAGCGCTGTGGGAGTAGGAGCCATACTAACTCCCTGCTGATGGTATCCGAAGCCTGGCGTAAGTCAACGGTCGCAAGACCGTCAACAAGCGCGCGCTTCGCGAGACCTTGATTAATCGATTGATCATCAAGGTTGATACCCATGCGATGGAGGCAACGGCGGATCTCTGCGCCGACGCCAAGCTGGAGGAAAATATTCCCGCTTGGCTCAGCAGCGATGAACCGCTCTGTTTTCGCATTTTTAGGAACAAGGAGACCGCGACTGCCTCTGACGACGAGAAATTCCCCGTCGCAGAGGGAAACCGGGCCCTCAGGGTCCAAACCACGAGCTCGCAACCAAGCGTAGTCCGTGGCCATTGCTGCCCTTAAGAAAGGCAGCGCCTCCTGCGTGACACTGATTTGCTCTTCGCAGAGCTTGGTGTCCAGACGTACATCTTCTCCTTTCAGAGAGTATGTAGCGCCCTTCCCCCACCTGAAACGATCAATGATCCGCGTCCACGGTACGTGCGACCCTAAGCACCTTTCGATCTTCTCTGAGGCAAGCAGGATTACCTGCCGATAGAAGTTACTGACTTTCCAGTCAGAATCGAAGAGGTGCCTGAGCCCTACGTTCGCAGCCGCACATTGACGTTCGGCGTCATAAAACGCCGCGGATCCAGCCGCCGCAGTGTCGATTCCTGTGGCCAAGAACTTGGATTTACTCAAGTACTCGGTCACCAGGTAATCATCACGAAAGCGAACGTGGTCCGAATCAAGGTAGTCACTCGGCCTAGCGCACAACTGAACCAGTTGAGCGTGCTCTCCACTATCGTAGAGTAGCCAGGCGGCGAGAGACTTCGGAGTATCAAGGCCTCTACAGAGCTCCTCGAAGACATGACTCATCAATCTATCGATGTGTAGTGTCATGGCAATCTCACGTCAGTAGGGGCGTTGCAGGTCGACAATATTGTCGCCCAGACCACCCGCACTGATAGCGTTCAGCAGCATGCTGCGAACGTCCAGTCGATCCTGGCGAGTGGAAACACCCGCAAAGGAAAACTCGACAGTTACGCCGTTCCAACCGATGAGAGTCGGAACGACGGTAGTGGTGTCGAGCTTCGGGACCGTAAGAACGCAACGGACTTTCGACGGGCCGCCCACTTTCAGGGGTTCGCGAACACTAAAGGTAAAGGTGGAAAAGCCAAGGGCAATTCCACCATTGTGTTCGCGATCCTGCCAGCGTGCGACACCGTCGTTGCCGTTCGAGGCCGGGGAGAAGATGTGTCCAACGGGCGTAGTAGCACCGTCGTTCAGCGTCATTTGAGACATGTTGGTCATTGCAGCCATTTTATTGCTCCAAGTTATCTCCTCAAGAACATCGAGAGGAGGGCGGCACAGTTTAAAAGCTGTGTGGACGCCGTAGGTAGTTTAATGGTTGGGTATGCTTGAGTGGGGAACGAGTTCGTCAACTGACGAGATTTCGATACCCAGGATCGATAGCCTTCGCCGCGACAATCACCGAGGTGCTGGTCCACAGAAGTACCGTGGTCAGACGAATCGGGATCGCTGCGGATGAAGGTGTACCGAGCCATCTTCTTGGTCGATATCGTCTCGTAGCCATGAAGTAACGTCAACCCGTTGTTCAGGTAGGCGGCTTCATATGCAGCGAGAAAGTTACCGATTTTAATGAAGTAGTCGACAACGAAGGACAAAGTTGTCAACTCCCAAGCAAGGGTTGGCCTCACGGTCAAGCCCAAACGCCAGTTCTCGAAGGACGTCATGTCGCCTATGCGATACGTCGCGCCCAGTTGATACCAGTGTGACTCGTCCATGTCCCATTTTTCATAGGGACTAGGATTCGTCACCCAAGTATCAGTGTGGGCACCACGTGCATTTGCACAGTACTTCATAGTAACGTCTTCTGCTGCTGAGAGGTGTTTCCTCAGCGACTCGACATCGGAGAGCAAAGGCTTCAGGGCGAGATTGTACCCTAGAGCCAAGCCTCCTACCGTCACAGTGGAACGGCGCAGCCGAGAGGCAGCGGCGGACTCACGAACACGCGAGCGGTGCACGATCGAAGAAAGTGCACTGATCGGGTGTCGGACGGATCGAGCGATGGCGGCTATAAGAACGAGGGACTCACGCCCCTCGCCAATAGTCGTTGACAGGTTCACCTCGGAGTCACGGATCTTGTCGTACAGTTTGGTAACCGCACGATTTCGAGCGTTATTAGACTCTATGGTAAAGCCGGCGGGGGTCTCAAACCCCGTCGATCCTCCATTGGTGAAATGTTCCCACAAAGAAGTGGAGAACGTACCAGTGTAGGAGCTGTCCACGCGCCTACGACTATGCTCCCCGGTAGGGGTCCCATAGTAGTAGCTGCGTATATACCCAGAGGGCTGTTTCACGAGATACTTAGTGAAACGGTAAGTGCCCGGGAGTTTGTATCCCATAGGGTTTATACAAGGATCAGGCGAGACGCGGAACTCATGTGTCAAGCTCGGGAACAGACCAGAAGAAATGATCTGCCCGTCGCTCTCCACAGTATAAGATCCAGCGCTCGTGCGCGTACCAGATACCATCGGCATACTTCGTACCTCCACTATAAGGGCTTGGCCCCATAGCGAGGCAACGGCAAGACGTGTTTTTACTGGCCCGGCTTCATCAACCGGCTTGCAGCCAGATTCGCGTGATAGCGAAAGGA